CGTCAAATCATCTTGTATTAATAGATTTAATCTTAAAATTGCGCCGAATGCGGCATCAGTAGGAATACTGAATAATTGAAATAAATTAAATTTTTTCATTTGTTTTGTTATTTTTATTGTTATTACAAGGCGCATGTTGTAATAAATACAGCAGGATAAACTCCGGTATACACTATTACAGATGTATACTTGTATGTATTATTTATTAGTCAGCCACATCTGCCTGGCTGATAGATATATAGAGTGTCGGCCTCTTTAAATATTCAACAGTTTGACCTATTGATATCGCAAGACTTGAATTTGAACGTATCTTGCCCTCTGGATGATATGAAACACTATTATAAATAGTATTTGTGATCATTAATTATTATCGGTTATTAGCATATACTAATATAGAGCATACCCTTTTATAAAACAACTGTTAGTTCTTTGTACGTAGCATCCCTTTATATACATATTTAATATGTTATATACTGAATGGCTCGGAGAAAACGTTACCCGCGCTAGTATCTGTATCTTTGAATACAGCTCTATTTGTAGTGCGCTAGTCGTTATAGTAATATGGACCAAATCGTATGTGCTAACAGGTATTAGTCAAGGTGTTAATTAACTAATCCAGGTGTCGGATCAGGTAATACCGGTAAAACTTTGAGTTAATTCCGCTGTTCGGTTGCATCAGTTCCGTATGTCGATAATATTAATGTATTACGTACCATTCGTAATAAATTAAATGCTTGCTAAATTAATTAATAAAATGAAAAAGTATTCTCCCAACGTTGGTAGTTATTCTATATGCCTAAGGCACGTAGCGTAACCACATGGACAAACCAAAATTGTTTTATTGGGAAGCTGTGATCACTCTTAGCTTTTATTGTTTCGTCTTCTGGGACAGGAAGACTCGTCAGCATGTCTGCGACAATAATTGATTGAGAAGTATTATAGCCCCCCAACACTAATATTCAGCGTGATCTTTCTTGATCAAGCTGTTGGTTACAAACATTGCTGAAGAGACCTAAGTCCAGAATGGTCGAAACGTAAAAGTGTAAGAGTAATTATAGCACTTCCCAATATTTAATTATTGGTTGTCCAATGTTGTTATCCTTTTTTGGATAATACCATCATTGGGGAATTCTTTTTCAAATTATTTATTATTTAGTCTTTAAGTTTTTTATCGATGGATAGCAGTAGTTTTCTTTCTCTGTTATTCATCATTGGTCCTCCGGTTAAGGACGCATCATATTTGATTAATATTGTAGAGTTTAGTCTCATGGATATATCTGAAGCAGTATCAAATAATCTTTTGTCTATAATACTTAATAATTCTATTGCATTTGCTATTGATTCATTGATTACTAGCTCCTCTTTATGTCTTACCACACATTGTGAAATGTATGCTGCTGTAAACGAAGAGTTTATGTAATTAACGTTAATAGCTGCGTTAGTATTATCGTTTTTAGTAATGTTTATTATTTTATTCAAATTAAGTTCATTGAACCAATTTGGCATTTTAAATAGTCCTGAAACTGAATCAAGTATATGCCCTATATCTGCAAGCTCGGTTTTATAAATATAATAGCTTATATTAATTATATCTGATCGATTTAATTTTTTAAGCGTTGTAATTATTGTCCAAGTTTGTTCTAAATTTAACGATTTAAGGATATACCATGTAAGTGATTCCAGATTTAGATTATTATCTGTGTAAGCAAATATCATTCCATATGGTATAGGTCTGATTCTCACGTTATCAATAATAAAGTTTCTAGCAAATTCTATTGTTGGTGAAGATGCTGATGGTGATACTACTGTTTTGTTTTGGTTTACTGTAACACCGATATTATTCATTACTTTTATGTAATAATTATATTCGTCTGCAGTACCGAAGAAAAGCAAATCGTCTCCTACTAAACAGTATCGTTTCGGATCTATTCCTGTAAGTTGAGTAACAATGAAATGGTGCATCATTGCCATGATTGGCCATGATGTAAATATTCCCATTCCTTGTCCTACTTCATATCTTATAGGTTGGTTATTGTGGATTTTCGAACCATTTGTATCAAATGTTCTATCTACGATATCAAGCCATAGCTGTGCTATTCTTTCACCGTTAAATCCAAGTTTCTCCATAAGACCTTTTATGATTTCTGCTTGCAGTATTCTCGGCATTCTGTCGGTAGCTGCAGATAAATCTATTGAGTAATATGTATAACCTTCTTTAAGCGTTTTACTTTCTTCACAGCTCATTACATGGTCTATGGCTGCTTTATGATCAAAAGTAAAGTCTGCTTGGTTTTGTTTTAGTATTTTAAACAACAGGTAATGTATTGCAGATAATGCAGTTTGCGATAACCAATCAACATTTGCTATAATTCTAGCTTTCCCACCGTTGGCGGTAAAGTGGAACAATCTACTATGTATATAGTTATTTGTGAAATTAATGCTATCTGAGATTGCATTTATTAATTTAATAAATTCGTCTCCATTGATAAACATTTTTGATATTTCTACTATAGCATTGTATAATTTTTTATCTTTTAATACTGCGCTTGCATCATTAAATAAGTTTGATGATGAAGCACCAGAATTAGGCGAGCTCGCGTTACCTGAATACAATACTATTCTTATATCCGCTGCTTTAAAATTGAAATTACTACAGAATTTATCAAGGAATTCATTAATATTTTCTTTATTGAATAATCCTGTAATTAGTGTATCGAAATCTACTCCGGTATAACCATTTGTAATTGTAGATGAATCCGGTACTGATTTGGCGTGGAACAATCTGTAGATTGAATGTATACTAAATAAGTAATTTAGCACTAATTCTTTTTCTTTGTATTCCATTTTGTCGACGCTTAATAATATTGTTGTTAGGCTATCGGCTATATGTAAACATTGATTTTTGAATTGTCCTAATTTTAACTCATTTATATCTGAAATCCAGATTCGTTTCATCATAAAATTTTCTAATAATTTAAAAAATTTTATCATATCTAGTAC